CAATGGGGTGCATTGATGGGTCTAGTAGATGGCTCAAACCGAGCAGTATTCACTCAGACAATCAATCCTCAGAACGCTTCAGGAAATCTAACACCTACAAATGTTCGCGGTAACATTGGTGGATTAAATCTTCGTGTATCTCGTTACCTATCAGGTACTGGTGATGCTTCAATGATTATTTTAAATCCATCATCTTTCACATGGTATGAGTCAACCAAGTACCGCTTAGAGACAAACCTAATTTCAACTGGACAAATCCAAGTTGCATATTACGGATACGGCGCGATTGCAAACAAAGTCGCTGCTGGTGCTTACAAGTGGATGGTTGCATAAACTTTCCTTTATAGGAATCAAGCGTAAAGGGGCGCAGGAAGCCTTCGCCCCTTTACTTTAAGAAAGGTTAAAAATGCCGGCTACCTATGTGACGCAAGCAGAACTTCGGACATTACTTGGAATCGGAACTTTATATTCGAATTCAGTTGTTGAGGAAGTGGCTCAGGCTGCCGAAAATATAGTCAAAGGCTATTTGTGGTTTAATGATTACAATGTAATTGCAAGAGAATGTACAACTACTTTAGCAACTCTTTATACAGATCAAAAACATAACATACAATTAGGCGAAACAGTAACAGTAGAAAATGTAGCCGCACATTATAACGGTGGCAACAAAACAGTAACAGCAACAACAGAGCATTCAATATCTTATGCAATTAGTCATGTTTCAGTAGAAACTAAAAGAGTTGTCAGACCTTACGGAACAATTTCTGCGGCAACTAATGTTGACTATGCAACAGTTCCCGAAATTAGACAAGCGAGCGCCATGATTGCGGTCGATATTTGGCAAGCAAGACAAGCAAGCAACGCAGGTGGAATTTCACCTGACTTTCAACCAAGTCCTTATAGAATGGGCAACACGCTTACCGCAAGAATTCGCGGATTGATCGCTAATCATCTTTCACCAAACAGTTTGGTTGGCTAAATGACAGTTGCCGTTACAACTCTCAGGTCAACACTTGCGACGGCGCTTGAAAGCGCTGGGGTGTGGCAGGTATTCGCCTTTCCACCTGCCACCCCAATTGCAAACTCAGTAATTGTTCAACCGGATGACCCTTACATTGAGCCATCTAATAACATTTACTCAAGTGTTGCACCTAAGGTTAATTTTAAAATAGTAATGATCGTTCCAATGTTAGATAATCAAGGAAACTTGAATGGCATTGAGGACATGGTTGTTGGAGTGTTTAATAAATTAGCAGCCTCAACCACTTTAAAAATAAGTGTTGGCAATGTATCCGCACCAACTGTTTTGTCAGGTGTTGCAGGTGAAATGCTTACAAGCGATATGTCCGTCTCAATCATGACAAGTTGGAGTTAAACAATGAGCGAAATTATAGATGTTCCTTCCGAGGACAAGGCTTGGCTTGAAAAAGTCGGGCAAGTAGCAAAATCAGAAAAGCCAAAAACCGTATCAAAGAAAGATGAGGAATAACCAATGGCTGTATTTCTAAATAACAAGGTCGGCGTAAAGGTTAATTCCGTTGACCTTTCTGACCATGTGACCGCCGTCACATTAAACCGCGTATTTGACGAACTTGAAGTTACCGCAATGGGTGACACAGGTCACAAATTCGTTAAGGGCTTGGAAGCCTCAAGCGTGACGATTTCATTCCTAAATGACACCGCCGCAGCCAATGTTCTTGCAACCTTGCAAGCAGCATGGGGAACTTCAGTTACCTGCGTTCTATTACAGGAAAAAGGAACTGCCGTTAGTGCAACCAATCCGCTTTACACTTTCACAATTTTAGTAAATAACACCACCGACATTAACGGCGGAGTTGGAGATATTGGAATGCAGGATGTAACCTTTACTATCAATGGCGCAGTTGCCGTTGCAACAACAGGTACATTCTAAGGGGATTAAATGATTAAACTCAGAGTCACCAAGGCTTCAGGTGATGTTTTAGATTACGAAATTTCACCGGCGCTCGAGTACGCATTCGAACAAAACTTCAAAACTGGATTTCATAAAAGATTCAGGGATGAGGAAAGACAGAGCGATGTCTATTGGTTAGCATGGGAAGCCGAAAGACGCGCAGGAATTACCGTTCCTCTATTTGGGGATAAGTACCTTGAGACACTTGCAAAAGTAGAAATCATGGACGCCGACTCCCCAAATGGGTGACGCGGTATGACTTTACCTATTTGATTGCTTCACTAGCAGTTGAAACCGGCATACCGCATTCAGAGTTTTTAAAAATGGATAGATCAATGTTTTTAGCAACATTGGCTTATCTCAAAGACAGAGCAAAAAAGGTGGAAAATGCCAGTAGAGGTAAAAGGTATCGTTGAGGTTCAAAAAGCCTTAAAGAAATTCGCGCCTGACCTTTACAAAGAAATGAACAAAGAGATTCGCGCTGCAATGCGTGTAGTTGTTAAAGAGGCTCAAGGTCAAGTTCCTGATCAAATTACTGGGTTAAGTGGTTGGCAAGATCAAGGCAAACAAGTTGTTTCAAGAACTGCCGGCAAGGTTCGTGGCTTTCCTAAATACAATCCAAATGTCATTAGAAAAGGTTTGGCATACTCTTTAGGACGCTCACGCCGTAATAGTGCAGGTTTTGTAAATGTTTACCGATTGCTTAACAGATCAGCCGCCGGCGCAATCTATGAGACCGCAGGTCGTAAAAATCCTCAAGGTCGTTCACCAATTCAAAGCGTTTCAAGTGATTCATTTGTGCAGGGTTTTGAAGGAACTTACAAATACAAAGGCAAGGTAAGAAACCGAGCAACTCGAAATTATAACAGCAATAACCCTTTTGCCGGTTATCAGTTTGTTACAGCAATTAACGACGAAGCAAAATTGGAAAGCATTGGTAGAGGCAGAAAAAACCAAGGTCGTTTACTTTATGCCGCTTTTGCTAAAGATCAGGGCAAGGTTACAAAGGCAACCTTTAAAGCAATAGACACCGCAATTTATAAATTCAATTCAAGCATTAAACGAAAGATTGGACTTGCCGCATGAGTGCAACTGGTATTGAAATCCCAATTGTCAGCACCTACAAAGACAAAGGCGCGAAGGCTGCAAGCAAGTCGCTTAATGTTTTAACTAAGTCCGCAAAGGCTTTAGGTCTTGCTTTTGGTGCTTATCAAACTTTAAAATTTGGAAAAGGTGCAGTTAAGGCTTTTGCTGCTGATCAAAAAGCAGCCGGCGCACTATCTAAAACATTACAAAACTTAGGTCAATCTTATGCAGTATTAAGCACCGCAGGTTTTATTCAGAACTTACAAAACACAACAGGCGTTTTAGATGATCAATTAAGACCGGCATTTACTCAATTAGTAAACTCAACTTTAGACGCTAGAAAAGCGCAACAATTACTTTCAGTCGCTTTAGATACTTCAGCCGGAACAGGAAAAGATTTAGCAACTGTTACAGCCGCATTAAGCAAGGCAGCGTTAGGGGAAAACACCGCCTTATCAAAACTTAACATTGGTTTGACAAAATCCGAACTAAAAACAATGGATTTAGATAAAGTCACAACCTTTTTAGCAAAAAAGTTTAACGGTCAAGCCGCATTAGCAGCCGACTCTTTTGCTGGAAAAATGGCAATTCTTACTGCTAAAGCCGAGGACGCAAGAGAGGAAATCGGCGGCGCTTTAGTTCAAGCGTTGGATTCCGCTTTTGGAGACCCTGACAAATACGGTAGCAGCATTGACAATATCTCAAACAAGTTAGTTGGTTTAATAGGCAATGTTTCAAAGTTTATCAACATTACTAAAACAGGTTTACAAAACCCAACCTTAAAGCCTACCTCAGCCGAGTTTGGTTACAAATTAAACTTCGATAAACCTTTTGACCCAATGGCTATGAAGTTTGATTACACCGCATTACAAAAAGAGGAAAAGAGATTACAGAAAGAGGCTGCAAGACAGTTAAGATTACGACAAGCCGCCATTGCTAAAGAAAAGGCTTTAATCGCTGAGCAAAAGAAAATTGAGGCTGATCGAAAGAAACTTGAGCAAGCCGGCGCAATCTTTGACATGGATCAGATTCAGATTTATGCAGCATTACAAAACAAGATAACAGACCAAGAGAAATTAAGATTATCTTTACAAATGGCTTTATTGCAAGAGAATGCAACCGAAGCGCAGAGACTGGCAACTGAGTTATTTAAATCACAATTACAAACCACTAACCTTGCCGATGCTATTGCCAAACTACCGAGAGCGCTTTATCCTTTTAGCGGATGGTCAGACGAAATTGACTTATTGCTAAAACAAATTGAGTTACTTAAAAAACTATTAGCAAGCATGAACTTGCCTGCCGGTTCAACACCTGCCGGAGTGATTGGCGCAATGGGCGGTTATGACGCCGGTGGTCGTTATGTTGGAACTCCGTTTGGTCAAGCCGGTTCAAATGTAAGCACCTACATTGGTTCTCAAGGTGGTTATGACATGGCAGCAAACTATGTAGGAACTCCGTTTGGTCAGGCTCAACCATCCTCAACAACTAACATTTATGTTAATGGTGCTACTCAACAATTATTAAACGAGTTGCGCAATGGTTTAATTGATTCGTCCGCTTCAGGTTCTTTTGCAACGGTAAACCCAAACCGATAACATGAGTTTACCTGTACTAGATGTAAGCCTAAATTTCTCGTCCGGCGCTACATTCGGAAACCCTTTTACATTAGACGACCCTGTAAATGGTGTTTTAGGAACAGGTTTACTTTCAGATTCCTCAGCCCCTGCTTTAGTAATAAACTTAACCGATGTAACTAGAAATATACAAATTAGACGCGGTAGAAATATCAGCCGAGATACTTATGAGGCAGGAACTTGCACCGTTCGTATTTATGACCAAACAGGTCGTTTTAATCCTCAAAATACCAGTTCAGATTTATTTGGCTATTTAACACCTTTAAGAAAACTTAGAATTTCAGCAACCTACTTGGGTGTAACTCATTACTTATTTAGTGGTTACACAACTGATTACATTTACACTTATGACCAAGCCGAAAACATTTCCTATGTAGATATTAACGCAAGCGACGCGTTTCGATTGTTAGCGATGGCAACTATTACCTCCGTTACTGGTCAAGCGGCTGGACAAGATACCGGAACGAGAATTGATAAGATTCTTGACACCGTAGATTTCCCTGTTTCAATGAGGACTTTAGACACCGGTGATTCTTTAACTCAGGCTGACCCTGCAACCAATAGAACTCCATTAGCAGCAATCAAGAATTGTGAGACCTCAGAACAAGGGGCTTTCTTTATTAACCCTGAGGGCAATGCGGTATTTAAAAACAGATCAAACACAATATCCTCAGCCGGTGCAACTCCACTTGCCTTCAATCAATCCGGTGGGATACCTTACAAAAATCTAATTTTTGCATTCGATGATAAACTTATTGTAAACAAGTCAACAGTCACCCGAATTGGTGGCTCACCTCAGACCTACACCGACACCGCTTCGCTTGCCGAATACTTCCCGCATGTTGTGAACTTTAGCGATTTGGTCGTGCAGACTGATACTGAGGCAGCCAATATAGCCGCAATCTATGTTGGAACTAGATCGACAACAAGCATTCGAATTGATCAAATGAGTGTTGACCTCTATGACCCATTAGTGCCAAACGGAACAATGCTTGACTTAGACTATTTTGACAATGTGGTAATAACTAACATTCAGCCCGATGGATCAACCATTGTCAAAAATTTACAGATTCAAGGGGTCAACTGGGAAATCACTCCGAACTCATTTCTTGGAAACTTCACTACACTCGAGCCAATAACAGATGGGTTCATAATTGGGAACAGCACCTATGGCATTATAGGTGAGGACATTTTGTCCTACTAAGGTATAATTAGAGACTAGGGAGATCAAACTATGGCAGCAGGATTAGGTTTTAAAACATTCAACACCGGCGATGTGTTAAGCGCGGCTGATGTTAACGGTTATTTAATGCAGGGCGTTTTGGTTTTTGCCGACGCAACTGCTAGAGACGCAGCAATTACCTCACCTCAGGAAGGTCAATTCGCTTATACAAAAGATAATAATTCTTTATGGTATTACTCAGGCAGCGCATGGGTGTCCTCAGGTGCAACCGGAGACATTGAAGGCGTAACTGCTGGGGTTGGAATTAGCGGTGGCGGTACTTCAGGAACTGTCACTATCACAAACTCTATGGCAACTGCTATTGACGCCAAGGGTGATTTAGTTGTTGGAACTGGTGCAGATACTTTCTCTAAACTAACGGTGGGCGCAAACGGCACCACACTCGTAGCGGATAGTGCGGAAGCCACAGGGCTTAAGTGGGCTGCCGCCGCTGGTGGTGGAAAAGTATTACAAGTAGTAAATGCCACGTACTCAACAATTGCAACAAGTACAAGTGCTACATTTGCCGATACTGGTTTGACTGCATCTATTACACCATCATCTGCAACAAGTAAA